GCATACTGCCATTGATAACTAGCAGCAACGAAGTTATTGCTTCTGGCACTGCTGGTTTACCTTGGTCCAGCACCATGGATACGTTGCCAACGATGACCGAAGACGACATGACTTTGAATCTCGTTGATACAGTCAAGATCGACTTGATACGTGGAGAGCGCGAATGAGCGTCATCCTCAAAATAGATACGAGCGAAGCTGAACGCAAGCTGGCGCGAATCGGGCGTGCTCTGAATAAGCGCGGATTGCTCAAGGCTATCGGCCTGCAGCAATTGCGTTGGATTGACAAGAACTTTCAGGATGAAGGCAAGATGGTTGGTGGATGGAAGTCGCTGTCTCCAAATACCATCGCAGGCCGTAGGCTCGGCAGCAGCAAGATTTTGCAGGACACAGGCAAGCTGCGGATGAGTTTTAACTCGCGGCTGGAAGGCGAAGACACGCTGTGGGTTGGATCGCAATTGGATGTAGCAGAGTGGCATCATTTCGGTACGCAACCGTACGACATCCGCCCGGTGAACGCGCAGGTGCTCAGCTTTATGACGGCCAACGGGCGAGCGTTTGCAAAGTTCGTGCACCACCCAGGACTTTCTGCAAGGCGCATGCTGCCGACGCAGGATGAAGCGAAGGATATGGGGGTTAGGTTGCTTGAAGCCCACGTGAGGAATCTCGATAATGGCCGCGATTGATTATTTTGGAATAGCAGAAGAGATGGCTGATATTATCCACGCCAACAAACCTGACATTATGGTCGTGGTCGAAGAGGAATTGATCATCGGCCCTGATAACCATCCGATCATCGCTGTGTACGTTGATAGCAGAGAGGTTCCTGCTAATCAGCCGATTGCTTCCGGCAGGAAGATGCGCATTATAGTTCATTTTGCTGTTTGGGTATGGTCGTATGGGTTGAATGTGAAAGAGGCGATCCGCGAGCGTGATGATTTGATCGGCGATGTCGAATTGATCCTGATGCAGAATAGGACCATCAATGATCTCGTTGACATGCTATGGATCGATGGTGGGAAATTGCCAACTGCGATGCTGCCGGACTCCAGCGGCTTTACTTCTGGTGGTGAGATTATTGTTCGGGCTGAAGTGATGGCCGAGACTTGAAAGGAGAACGTCATGGGATATGGATTTGAAGGTCACATCGGACTCGGCAAAGAGACCACTTGGGGCAGCGCGGCAGCAATCACGGACTATGTTGAGGCACTTTCTGAGAATGTCGCTCTGACAATTGAACGCTTCACGCACAAGAATATCATCGGTACTCTTGCAGAGCCAGACGATACTGCTGGTTTACGCAGGGTGGCTGGCGGGATCACGTTTGCTGCGCATCCTGTTGCTGTTGGTTACTTCCTGAATTCTGCGTTATCGAATTTCGGTGCGACAGAGGTTACATCAGGCATTCTGTACTCGACGCTATTCAAGACTGGTTCTGGTGATTTCAGTTCTGCGTCGCCTGTCGTGCCTTACACGTTTGAGATTTATCGTGGGGTGACTTCGTCTCAGCAATACACTGGGTGCGTCGTGAATGCACTCAACATCACATTCAACAGCAATGGTGCTGTGATGTGTGAAGCTCAGATGCTGGGGCGCGGCCACACTGCTGCGATGTCCAGGTCCACTCCTACGTTTCCTGGTTCGCCGAGCAAGCCGTTCACGTTCGATACTTGCAGCCTCAGTCTTGGCGGCGCAGCAAACGTGAATATCGAGACGCTGACCATTGGCATTAACAACAACCTGGAAGGTATCAGTGCGCTGAATCTCACGACGGATATCGCCAAGGTACGCCGCAATAATCACCAGATGGTCAACGTCAGTGGCGTGCTCGACTTCGCGGACAACACTGAATATTTGAACTTTGTCAACCAAACTGAGCAGCGCCTCGCCGTGAGCGTTACCAAGGCGAGCAGTTTCAAGATGGTCGTCGATATTCCGCGCATGGTGTACACGACATTCCCGCTGGCGATCCCTGGCAAGGAGCGTCTCACCATCGGATTTGAAGGCAAGGGCTTTTACAGCACTGGCAGTGGCACGGCCATCGCTGTGACGCTCACCACAGTGAAGTCTAATTACTAAGGAGAGTCAAGGTGAAAATCATTCTGGATGGAAAGAGCGTGAATATGAACGGTGCTTTGCCGTTGGTCGTGGCCGATTGGAAGGCACTCAAGGTCCAAGGCGTCACACAGGACAGTTTACGCGCATCAGACAATATCGATCCGCTGTCGAAGCTGGTGCTGTACGCGCTGAACAAAGCGGACGCGAGCATCACAATGGAAGACATCGACAAGCTGACGCACAAGGAGTTGGATATGCTCGGTGGCAAGATCATCCATGAGGAGGTGGTTGACCGCCCTTTTTTGACTATCTCCACATCCTCGCCAGCTCCTATGGATGGACAAGAGAAGACGTAATGCTACTTAGCTGGTCAGAAATAAATTATCTGGTCAGAAAAATAAAGGAGCGAAGCGATGGCTGATGTAAGCATCACAACAGCACTTGAAGGCTTGGGCCAGGTCGAGGCAGGACTACGTCAACTTGAAAATAATATCAAAGGCGTCCGCTCTGAGCTTGGTGGAACTTCCAAGGAAACTTCTGCAACAAACAAAGAAATGTCTTCGCTCAAAGATGGGCTGCGCGGAGTCAATGCAGAATTGTCGCGATTTGCTCCTGCTTCTGTATCGAGAGTTGCTGCTGCGCTCGGTTCAGTTGCTGGGGCTACAGGTCTGGTGCTTGGTGGTATTACTCTGGTCGCTGGTGCTTTCGTCGGATTTACAAAGCAGCTTGGGCAAACAGTAGAACAGTTAGACAACACGGCAGCGCGTATGCTGCTGACTGTTGAACAAGTTCAACGACTGCAGTTTGTGGCTGATCAGGCTGGTGTTGGCCTGGGCGCTATGGAGTCTGCCGTCTTCATTCTTAATCAACGCATCGATCAGGCTGTTGAAGGCGATGAAAGATTGCGTGAGTCGTTTGATCAACTTGGCATCCAGATACTTGATACAAATGGCGACGTGAAAAGCGGGTATGACGTCCTGCTGCAGCTTGATCAAGCATTGGCTGGAATGGAGGGACCAGAGAAAGCCCGTGTTGCGATGCAGATAATGGGGCGCGGCGCCAGGCAAGTTTTACAGGTGCTCAAAGGCGATCTCAAAGAAGTCGCAGATACGGCACCCGTCATGAGCGATGCTCTAATTGAGGCTGGTAGAAAATCGGATAAAGCATTCGATGGCATGTCACGCAATGCCCAAGAGATGAAGCTGTTTTTTCTTGGAGAACTTGTTCCTGCGTTTAACGCTGTGTCCGATGAAATTGAAGGGATGAACAAGGCATTACAAGAGGACAGAGGATTTTCCCATTTCCTAACTCGCCTGTTTCAACTGACCAGCCCGTTGTATGGAGTTCTGAGAGCACTTGGACTGATAAAGGATACAGTTCAAACTCCGACATCAGCAGCTATGTTCGACAACGCGAACAAAGGCGCTGTCGATCTGCAGAAGAATACCAAACTGGCGCAGAGCGAACTTGACGTGCTTTTCAAGTCGATGAATCTTGGAACATCCAAGTTGCCGACAAGCGTTAAGAATCCATGGTCTGCTGTCGCTGATGATGTCAAGAAAGCTACATCACGCGGCTCAGGAGTAGACCCGCTTGCGCCGCTCAAGGCTATGCGCGAGGAGCTACAACGTAGCATCGATACATTCGGTCTTGGCGCGAACGCTGCCAAGGCGTGGAATCTTGAACACGGCGAATTATCCCGCATCAGCGGTAAGGCTGCTGCAGCATTGCGCGAACAGAATGCCGCGCTTCTTGGCACGCTGACTGCGAAGGAACAATCCAAGAGGCTGGCTGAAGATCAGGCAGAGGCTGATCGCCATCTCATGGAGACACAGAATGAGATCAAGCAGCAGGCAAACGATTACAAGGACTCTTTGCGCGAACAGGCATCTGCGATGGAGGATGCCGCTGATCCTGCTCGTGAATACATGCGCGAATTGGAACGCATCTCGATGGTCAACCAAGAAGTGAAATTGAGTTCTGGCGCTATGTCAGCAGCAGTCAAAGCAGCAGCAGACAAATTCCAATCGACTACTAGCGAAATGACCGAGTTTGCCAAGCAGGCAGCACGCAACATGCAGGACGCTATGAGTGAATTCTTCTTCGATGCTTTCCAAGGAAAGCTCGGCAATTTGGCAGATAGCTTCAAGCGCACCATCGACAAGATGGTGGCCGATCTTATCGCATCCAAGCTGAACAACTTCCTGTTTGGCAGTTTCGGAACTACAGGGCAGCTCGGCGGTGCTCTTGGTGGTGGCGGTTTTGGTAGTGTGCTCAGCGGGTTGTTCGGCGCGACCAGCGGCGCATTCGGACCATCAGCAGCATCCGCCGTAGCTATGGGTTCACTCGGCACAAATGCGCTCTCACAGCAATCGTTGATGCTGGCTGCTCAGCAATTCCAATCAGGTGGTAGCTTCAATGTTGGTGGTGTTGGTGGCCCTGACAGCCAGCTTGTGGCGTTCAAGGCGACTCCTGGCGAGAGAGTGCAGATTGGCCAACCGAAAGATATGGGTGCTGGAGTCGTATTCCACTTCAACGTCACTACGCCTGACGCCAACAGCTTCCGTAGGAGTCAAGGGCAATTGATAGCTGAAGCAGCGACAGCCCTGCAACGTGCACGGAGGAACATGTGATGGCATTCATAGAGACTCCGCGATTCCCGGATGATATCAGTTATGGCGGCATTGGCGGCCCTGAGTTCATGACCGATGTCGCACCATTGAAATCCGGTCACGAGCAGCGTAACTCCAATTGGGAAGTCGCGCGTGCGCAGTTCGACGTTTCACATGGAGTGAGAAGCCAAGAACAAATGGAGACGCTGGTGTCTTTCTTCCGCGCTGTGCGTGGCAAGGCACACGGATTCAGGTTCAAGGATTGGACTGACTATAAAACATATTCAGGTTCAAACGATGGTTGGCTCGGCAGCAGCAAGACGGGCGCTGGCGCATCTGACTACACGATGTCTAAATACTACAAGGCGGGTGATCTCGATTACCTGCGCGAGATAACAAAGCCAGTATCTGGCACCTCAACAATTTACCGCAACGGTTCTCCTGTCACTGTAGGCAGCGCGGCTGGTCAGGTTGTGATATTCGCAAACTCAGGCGTTGCCCGGTTCGCAGCAGACCTGAGCATCGCCATAGGCAGCATCACCAACGCCAGCCCAGGCGTCGTTGTTGCCAGCGCGCATACGTTCTCGACAAGCAACCAAATATTATTATCTGGTGCTGGCGGTATGACACAAGTGAATAGTGCCATATTCGCCATCAGTGTGTTGGATGCAAATCGCTTCAGCATCGGCGTTGATACTACCAGTTACGGCATCTACACGTCAGGCGGCACAGCCAAGAGATTTGCACAGAATTCAGAGTCGCTGACATGGGTCGGAGAATTCGACGTGCCGTGCAGGTTTGATATCGACAAATTTAGAGGCCGCTTGGACTTCCAGAATGTTCTTGCTTGGGATTCAATTCCAATAATTGAACTGAAGATAGGATCGGCATCAGCATGAAAACGGCAACCACAAGTTTGACAGCACATCTTCAACTTGAAGTGACTACAATGGTCATGTGCTGGAAAGTGACCCGCGCAGATGGACTTGTGCTTGGGTTCACTGCGCATGATCGCAATATGACGATATCAGGCGTCACATACGCATCGCTCACCGGATTCACGCCAACAGCGATAAGGACCACAGTCGGGTTGGCTGTGGACAACCTGGATGTTGATGGGTTGTTGGTGTCGCCGTCATTGACTGAAGAAGACTTGGTCGCTGGCAAGTGGGACTTCGCAGAGGTCGAAGTGTTCGAGGTCAATTACAAGAATCTTGCGATGGGCACAATCAAGCATCGCAAGGGCCATCTTGGAGAGATCAAGACAGGCGTTCATAACTTTTCAGCGGAGCTGCGCGGGCTGACTCAGTTCTACACAAACATCATCGGCGAACTGTATTCACCGGGCTGCCGTGCCAATTTCGGCGACGCGCGCTGCGGCATTAACGTAGCATCTTACACTGTTCTCGGAAGTGTATCTGAGGCAACAGCAGACAGGCAGACGTTCGTGGATGTTACGCGCGTTGAATCGTCTGGGTGGTTCGATTATGGTCTGCTCACCTGGGCCACAGGTCTGAGCAGCGGCAGCAGCATGGAGGTCAAGACGTATGTCGCATCTAACACTACAATCACTCTGGTGCTGCCGATGCCGTACACTGTCAATTCAGGAGATTCTTATTCTATGGTCGCAGGCGACGACAAATTATTTACGACGTGTGTTAGCAAGTATAACAACGGCGTAAATTTCCGTGGCGAGCCGCACCTGCCCGGCCAAGACAAGGCGTTGGATTATGGCACCCACTAAACAGCAAATCGTTGACACAGCTTTATCCTACCTTGACACGCCATTTGTGCATCAGGGACGCAGCAAAAGTGGCATCGACTGTATCGGGTTGGCTGTGTGTGTTGCGCATGATCTTGGGCTGACTGAATTCGACGAGACGAATTATGAGCGTGACCCTGATAGCGGACGGCTGGTTGAACTTTTGAATGAGCACATGGATCGCAAGCCGCTGCTGTTGGCAGAGCCGTCAGATCTGCTGCTGATGTCGCTGTCTGCTGGTCGCCCTAAGCATGTGGCCATCATGGTCGATTACGACATGCTGATCCATACGTACTACGCTGCAAACCGCGTGGTGAAAAATACATTCAGCAATCAGTGGCTGATCAGAGTACGTGGTTGCTATAGTTTCAGAGGAGTCGATTGATGGCGCAGTTGGCCCTTGCTTACGTTGGCTCCTGGATCGGCGGCACTTATTTTGCTGCTGGAGCATTCGGGCTGACTGGTGCTCAGATAGGATGGGCCATCGGTTCGATAGCAGGCAGCATGCTGTTTGGCCCAGACATGCCAGACCAGACTGGGCCGCGCCTGCAAGACAAGAGTGTACAGAGTTCTGCGTATGGTACGATGATCCCGATCATCAAGGGGCGCATGCGTATCTCGGGCAACGTTATCTGGTCCACTGATCTCGTCGAGATCAGCAACACTCAGTCATACGGCGGCAAGGGCGGCGGCGGAGGCACGACAACCACATTCAGCTATTACGCAAACGCGGCAATCTCAATCTGCGAAGGTGAGAAGCTGGTGCGCAAGGTATGGGCTGACGGCAAGCTGATTTACGACATCACGAGCACGAACACAGGCTACACAGGCAGCGATCTTCCGTTGCGGTTTTACCCTGGCAGCGAGACACAAGAGCCTGACCCGCTGATTGAGTCTGTGCAGGGAGTCGGTGCAACGCCAGCCTATCGCGGCCAGTGCTACATGGTGATGGAGCAGTTTCCGCTGGCACAGTACGGCAATCGCTTGCCAAACTTCACTTTCGAGGTTATCGACGGCACTCTGGCGTATCCTGCCGTCAATGATCTTGGTGCTGGTTCATTCTTCACGTTCGACAACAACGGTAGACTGTGGGTAGTAGTGCCCGGCTCAGATAGGGTGGATGTGTGGGATACGGAGACGCAGACATTATTGGCAAGCAACACAGTCACGTCTCCGTTTGATACTCAACCGCAGACGCCATTCTATGTGGAAGAGCGCGATGAGATATGGGTATCAAACATAGGCTCTGCTGCAGGGGATGTGATAGTTATGATGTGGAGATTTTCTCCTACGTCATTGTCAGAGATTGGCACAATCGACATAACATCATTCGGGTCACCCAGAGCAGGACCGATGGTCTATTCCAAGAATATCAGAAAGGTTTTGGTGTTCAATGGCTACAGCGGAACAAACACCAACAGGTTCATTGATGTTGACACTCTAGCGGTGACGACTGGAGTAACTTCAAGGCCGGTTACTCATTCAATTCTGATAGACAACCACAACTTCGCGGTGTCTTGGGGGACTGGTCTTGCTGGGCTGTTGATAACAGACATAGAGAGCGGGATAACATTGAATATAATCACTGGCCCGTTGGCATCCACCCAGCAAGATGTTTATTACGACGCTGATAGAGATTCGCTGTTATGGGTCAGGGATGATGGCAATGTGTATGAGGTGAATCTTACCACATTCGAAGTGACTACCGTCTACACATCTGCAACTGAACTGTATTCAATTGCCAAGAGCACAAATGGATATTATTATCTTGGTGCGTTCTTCTCGCCAAACAGCAGCTTGGTGATATTGGACTCTGATTTCAATCTTGTCGATACGATAGCAACTGGCGGAGTTGGAGAAGTCGGATATGGCGACCGCATGTTCTTGCTTAACGACAAGCTGTGGGCTGTCGGCGGCAACATCGGCCTGGGTATCCTGCCACATGTGAAGCTGGCAACTTCTGATGATCCGACGTTGGCGAGCGTGGTAACGTTCTTATCAGAAGAGGCTGGGCTGACTGCCTCAGACATCGACGTGAGCGCGATGACAGAGGACATAACAGGATACTTCATCACTCGCGCCGCGCCTGCGCGTACATTGATGGAGCCGTTGCTGGCCACATATAGGTACGATGGCGTGGAGTCTGACAATGTCATCAAGTTCGTCAAGCGCGGCGGTGCATCTGTCGCCAGCATCACGGACGATGATCTTGTGATGGAAAATGAAACATTCAAGAAGGACAACTCACGTACACAAGAGCCTGAGTTGCCGCGTCGCATCAATATCATGTATGCAAACCCAGACTCTGATTACCAGCAAGGTTCGCAATTCTCGCAACGCATGGTAGGCTCCAGTATACAGGTGATTGGTATCGAGCTGCCGTTGGTGCTGACTGACGACGAGGCGAAGCGCATAGCAGACGTGACAATGTATGATGCCTACGCCTCACGCACCGCGCTCGACCGTAACCTGTCCAGGAAATATTCTCTGCTTGAGCCGACTGACGTGATCACTTACGACAGCGGAGACGTCATCTATAGATTGCGCATCGCTAACAAGGACGAGGGTGGCCCTGGCGTCTCGCGCTTACGCTTGATTGCCGACGATCTCAGCATCAATACTTTCTCTGGCCCAGGCGCACCATCGCCTACTCCAGACAGCACGCTGCTCCCGCTGGCTGTCACGCGGATTGAGCTGATGGACACCACCTTGTTTCGCGACACAGACGATGACATCGGGTTTTATGTCGCCGCCTGCGGCACCAACGCGAGCTGGCAGGGTTGTGTACTGTACAAGAGCGCGGATGATGGCGAAACGTGGAACGGCATTGCCACGCTCACAGAGCCAGCCACGATGGGAGCAGCATTGGGGGAGCTGGTCAGCGGGCGCACGGACATCTTCGACGAGACCAATACAGTGACAGTTCGCCTGACCTACGGCACGCTGTCCAGCACCACACATATCGCAGCGATGAATGGCGCGAACGCCTGTCTGATCGGCGATGAAGTTTTGACATTCAAGGTCGCCACGCTGAACGGCGACGGCACATACACGCTGAGCGGTTTGCGGCGCGGCAGGCGCGGCACTGAACGTTATGTTGGTACGCACGCTGCTGGGGACCGTTTTGTCTTGCTGAGTGCTTCTACAGCAGTGCGCATCACGCTTGGTTCCGCTGAGATAGCCGCTGAGAGGCTGTACAAGGCAGTGACCATAGGCGGCTTCCTGGACAACACAGCAGCAAAGACATTCACATGCAATAACGTTGGGCAGGAATGCTATGATCCTGTTCACCTAAGTGGTGGGCGCAACGGTGTTGGGAGCCTCACTCTCAAGTGGTTGCGGCGTTCTCGCATTGGTGCCGCGTGGCGTGACTATGCTGACATCGCGCTGGGGGAGACAAGCGAAGCATATGACGTTGAAATTTGGGACACGAGCAGCTACACGACCCTGATGCGGACCTTCACTGATCAGTCCACCCATTCGGTCATCTACACCAACTCGATGCAGTTCACCGACTTCGGCGGAAATCAAGCAATCGTCTATACACGCATATACCAGAAGTCAAGCGTCATGGGGCGCGGCTTCGTCTTGGAAGGAGCGATATAATGTCCAGCAGCACCACCAACCTTGACACCATTTCTAGCAGCCAGGAAGATAAGGAGGGTACAGCGAATGAAATGTTCGACGCGCTCAGCCCGCCTTCTCTTTATGGACGCAGAGCTTCAACGACAACAGGCGTGACGTGGGGCTTTTACGGCGGCGGAGTGATGATCAGCGGATCATTATCGTCAATAGTCAACAGCACAGTGGCGCTAACTGCCAGCGCGGTCAACTATCTTGAAGTAACCCCATCAACCGGCCTACTTACAAAGGTCACGAGTGCATTCACACCGGGCAAAATTCCGATCTACACCGTCAATGTGGGCGCATCCTCAATCCTAACTTACACAGACCACCGCATCATGCGCCCTCCTGAGTTTGGCCGTAAGGCCATCGCGTTGTCCGACGCAAACTACACGCTGACGGCAATCGAGGCGCGCAACAACATAATTGAGTTCACAGGCACGCTGACGACTTCGCGGCAGGTAGTGTTTCCTAATGAGGTCAAGCAGTACTCGGTGTTCAACAACACCAACCATCAACTCGATATGAAGACTGCGGCAGGCAGCGGGGCAGTTATAGACTCCGCCAAGAAAGCAATCATCTTATCAGACGGCACGCACATCCAACGTTGGACTGCTGACCTCTGATCATGTTCAAGAGCCCAGATTGGTTGGCAGTGGCATTCACGATGCTCGCCGCAGTTGGTGGGCTGCTTGGTTATCTGGTCCGCTCGATGGACAAACGTCAACACATTTCTTGGCCGCTCGCCGCTGTAAAGTTTCTTACATCTGGATTTGTCGGTTTCTTGGTGCTGCTGGCTTGCCGATCTTCCGGGGTCACTGATGAGTGGACTGGTGTTGTAGTCGGTGTCAGCGGGTGGCTTGGCGCAGATGTCACGATACGCATAATCGAGTCTTGGGTGCGCACGAAACTTGGTATCGACCTGCGGCCTGTTGACAAGCCGTTACAGGAGAGAAAGGATGATCAGACCTAGATTGTTAATTGAGTACGCATTGATAGTGCTGCTGTTGGTTACAGCAGGCTTTACCGCTGCTTTGTGGGTCAGAAAAGAATCAACAGAAGTAACGCTCACTATCGTTCTTGAAAAATTACGGATGGTCAGCCAGCTCAGAGATCAGCAAGGCGACTGTGCCAAAGAACTGAAGTCAATCGATAGACGATTGAACAAGTTGGAGAGAAGGCAATGCCCATAATCGAGCCGCTGCTGCTTGCACTTGAGTACCGAGACAAGGACACCAGGCAGCACTGCGAACGCGTAATGCAGCTGTCATATGCGATGGGCTCAGTTCTTGGTCTTGGGTCTGATGAACAGCAAGAGCTGTGCTGTGCAGCGCTATTCCATGACATTGGCAAGATAGGAATACCTGACGCGATATTAGCCAAGCAGTCAAATTTTGATGGCCACGAGTGGGACAGGATGAGACAACATCCGATATACGGGCAGAATATTCTTGATCTTGCTGAGATGCACGATGTCGCGCTCGTTGTCAGGCACCATCATGAGAGATACGATGGGCTTGGTTATCCTGATGGATTGTCAGGCAAGATGATACCGTTAGCGTCGCGGATCATAGGAGTTGCTGACAGTTACGATGCGATGGCAGTCACTCGCACATACCACGAATCAAAGGCGCACAGCGAGATAATGGCAGTGCTTCAAAAAGAAGCAGGCGGCAAACACGACCCGGAACTAGTGAAGCTATTTGTCGGGATAATCGGATTTAGTAAATGGAGGGCAGCAAAGTGAAAATTGCAATTTCTGCTGGGCATGATTCAAGGAGAAGAGGCGCGTGCTTTGAAGGATTCTGTGAGCATGAACTGGCAGTCAAGTGGCAGGCTTCTACCTTGGGTTATCTCGGCGAAAATGGCGCGCGTGTGCCGCCTGACATGGTACTGAAAGAGAAGATCAAATGGATCAACGCGCACCCAGAGATAACGATAGCGATGGAGATCCATTTCAATGCCGGTGGTTTCGGAGTGAAGGGATGCGAGACTTTGTATGCGCCCAACAGCTCTCGC